GTCACGGGTATAAGGAGTGAAGGCCATGGTGGTGGACTTGCTGTCACCAGCACCGCCCCAAGCCCAAACAGCAGCCTGCGCGCCGCACAGGATTACTCGACGGACACCAGCACCATCATTGGTTCCGGCATCAACAATCAGAGGAGCACGTTCCGTCTTCGAGATGATCATGCCATTGTAGACAATCTCGGTTTCAGGAAGTTGCAGCTTGTTAGCCGCGCGGAGGAGATCACCCCACTCACCCACGTTAGTGTTCTGGCGAAGCTCTTCGAAGGTGTAGTTGTGCATGAAAACACGGTAGTGTGCCTTACCTCCGATCATGATGGGGCGAATCTTATACTGATTCGCAGCCGTCGGAATTTCAGCACGCTGCTTCAGCTTGTCCAGGAAACCAAGCGAAATGGTGTTGGCGCTGGTAAGAGAAGCTTCATTGGCAACACCATCAGCAATGATGTGACGGTAAGTAGAAGGAGCATCAATCGCCTGGGCGAAGTCTGCACCAGCAATCTTGAAGCTCGAGTTACCGAACAGAAGGTTGATGATATAGTCAGACAGCTTCGAAGCCCACCACTCCTGCAGCGCATCCTTACCTTCCTGCATGAGGTTGTACGGAACTCGCTGCTCTTCCATCTTACCACCAGTATCGACGGCGTGGTTGAGCTCTTCAACACGACACTTGAAGTTCCTGAAGCGCAGCTTCTCTTCGTTACCTTCGACAGTGTTGTCACCAACAACACCTTCACCGACCAGAGGCAGACGGATACCGAATGTAATCTCATCACCCTCACCCTTGCCGAGTTCCTTCTTCATCTGGACGACGGCGTCACTACCAGAACCTACAATCGAGTTAAACTCAACAGCAGGCAGGATAACGGAGAACAACTCCCGTGCCCACTTTTTCCTGGTCAACGGATCGTTCGTAAGAAAACGAGTCATAGGATCAGCCATGTAATGGTCCTCCAAGAAAGGTCAATTGTTGACTTTTCTTAAATTGATTTGTTACTTCAGTTCACCGGAGAGGTACTTCTGGTAAACCTCACGTGGAACTTTTCCGAGGTCTTCCTCAGCCATCCCATCAATCCTCGCTGCGGTCCAGCCGCCACCTTCGTTGCTGGAAGCAGGAAGGTTGGAAATGGATGTGGGAGATGTTTTGGGTTGGGGTTGCTTGGTTGCGGCTGGTGCAGGAGTAGGTGTACTGGAAGTTTCAGTTTTCGGCGTCTCCTGCTGGGAGAAATCCGGGTGATACTTCTTGATATTGTCGTACATATAGCGGTAGGGGTTAGCCATACCCCAGATCTTTGCCGCGACTGCATCAATGTAGTCCTCAGCATTACCGCCCTGCTGCTTAGCTACCGCGTAAGCGTAACCTTCAACCATATCATCGAAGCGAGACTGTGTGACAACAGTGTCAACGTCTTCGTACTTCGGGTTTACTCTCATTGTCTCGAGGAGGGTTTCGAGGAGTGCCGCGCGGGTGGAAGATTCCTTTTGCGCTTCTGCAGTTTCCTCCTCACTCGGTTCCTCGATAAAACCTTTTTCCTTCAGTTCCTTGGTGGAATTGTCGAGTTTTCCCTGAAGCTCACGAAGCCGTCGATTCTGCTCCCTGAGCATAGCTCGCAGTTGAGTGAGTTCATCAGTACTAGAAGTTTCGTCTTTGGGAGAATCGCCTTCGTCTGGAGAAGTTTCCTCTCCAGTTTCTTCAGGAGTTTCGACAGGAACTTCTTCACTCGTTTCCTCCACAGGAGTTTCGGTTTCAGTAACTTCCGTTTCGACAACTTCCTCGGTGGGGGTTTCAGTAGTTTCCACTTCCTCGCCTTCAGGAACGATGTCGAACAGGTTAGTCAAGTTGTCAGTCGTCGTCATTGCCATTACCTCCCAAGGTTAGTTTGATTTACTACTGCTTTTAGCGGTAGCTGCCTTTTCCTTAATATCCAATTCCCGAGCTTGAAGCTCGAGTTCTGCCTTTCTAAATTCATCTTCACGCTGCTGCTGCATAGCCATCCACTGCTTGACCTGCTGCTTTACACTGAATGGGACGTTAGAGTACTCGAGGATAACGTCCGGAGGAATTACATTGGGGTTATTCATAGCGAAGTCGGTAAGCCACTGCGCTATTGCCATACGCATTGTGGTGCTTTCGACTCCTTCTTCAACCCAGATGTCAAATTCCCCTGCAGTAATGTCGTTGTAGCCTTGGACTTGAGGATTGAGCTGAGTGTTTACCTGCATCAGCATCGCACCGTTTTGACCCTCAATTCGAACCATGGTAGGTTCGTCGACATACTGCTGGATCAATGCCAGAAGCTTTTTGGTTATGATCTTCCGGCTTTTGCTGAAGTTATGGAAAAGAACGTAAAGGACTGCGAATCCGGTTTCTTGTCTGAGTCGAACGGTTACTCCAGGTTCGCGGGAGGATGTTTGTACACCCATCAGGGAGTCCTGGATACCACTGGAATCCTTCATGCTTTGAACACAGACTTCCCCAAAGGATTGGTAGATGGGGTTGATCTGCGGTTGGTTGGAGAACTGAACGCGCCCAAGTCCTCCTGCGCTTAATTCCATGTGGTAAGTTGGATCACTTCCTCTTTTCTCGTACTCCTCGATGTCAAGTACTGCACCAGTTTCGTGTAAGAGGATTCCCTTTGGGGCAGTCTGGAGAAGGTGTACTAGCTGTCTTCGCATGGTGTTGATCCCGCGCTGGGGATCTTTCATCATAGTAATAGCACCGAACCAGTTGTTGAGGTTATCATCCCTGTAAGCACCGATAAAAGTGAAGGGGAAATCCTCGTGCCAGTAAGTGTTTACACCGTGCGAATGAATTTTACTCCCGTCCAGTACAGCGTAATAGATGAACTTCTTGAATCCTGGGACAGGGGTAGGAAGTTCTACCTTCTGCCCACCATTTTGCAGTACATCTTCACCGTTGTCTATACCTTGATTTATTTCTTCAAGGGTGTCAACAAATTTCTGCCAGTCATTCTTTTTTACAAAGTCAGGTTTTCCAGTGAATGGAGAAAGAAACCAATAACCCTCCTCGGTTTTGCGGTACCAGCACTGGACAAGACGGTACAACTCGGAGGCTTCGTCCCAGAAAATTGGGTAGTCACTAGGCCTCTCCATGGAGAAGTTCTGTACAGCGTAACCGTCGAAATCAGGTATTACTTGTTTGATGTCCTCTTCTGGAAGCCAGCGGTCGATGAAGAGGTATCTTGCGTCAGAAAGATCATATTCCTGGAAGTTAGGATCAATCCAGAAACGATGCCCTTTATGGAAGAGGAATTTTATTTCAGGCTTAAAAGGATTGGAGGTATCAACAAAAAGCTCCACCAACCCGCGACCAGCTTTTGCGGTGTACTCAAACGCCTCCATCTCCTTGTCACGAATTTCAAGCTTCTTAAGGAAATGCTTCAGTACTCCGTTCATCAACTCTGCAAGGGCTTCGTCCTCAGTACCAACAGGGATTAACTCCATGTCGTTGCGGACCTGAGCAGAAAGACCCACCAGCATATCAATCTTCGGCTTCACTTCGTTGTAAACTTCACAAGGACGCTTTTGGTTTTCAAGCGCCTGGAGGACTTCCACAGAATCTTGACGCCCAGCGTAGAAGTCAAGGTCCTCAGCAGAAACTTTTCGAAATTCCATCTCAGGAGTTGAGTTCTCAGCCCTACGAAGCCAGTCCAAAAGCTTTGCGTGAAGGGAAGTCATTTCATCTTTTTCACTTTCCTTTTCTTTTGAAGCAGAAAGTTTATCCGAGATGTATGTTACACCAAAGCCATTAGGTTGAATATGTCTCATGAGCTACACCACCTGATACGCGAATCTTCCATAGCGGGAAGAGTTAGAGGCCATCCGGGAACGGTCAAGTTTTTTGGTGGGAGGTTTTGTTTGACCGCGGTCTGTCACTCTCCCCGCCATGGGAGTAAAGAAATATTCCGAGATACAAAGAGCATCTGCTATGTTCGGGGAAGCAACATTGCGGATTTTCATAGCCTTTTTGGATTCAACTTTTATCTTTCCTTTTGTGTCCTCTCCGTCGTCGTAGCGGATGCAAGAGAGTTCGTCGCAGAGGGTTTGACCGAGTTTACCACCAGGAAAGGAATACTGCATAAGCATACACTTTTCTCTCACCCTCCACCAAAGATCATCACGAAGACGATGGCACTTTGGATTGAGGGAAGGAAGAGAAACATTAACACCAATAGCTTGTCGCTGAAGGCCGTTAATGTTTAACCAGTCTAGCACAGGCCCACCAACGCCTATCTCATCAATTCCAACCCTGTCTGCAGAAAAGTTAATAAACTCCTCTTTAACAAGAGCAGCAAGGATAGCAGTATTGAGTTGTTTGTACTCATCCCATGGCTTAATAATATTCCCGACGCGAGGGAGGATAATGCTACTGTCAACACCATACCGAGCAACGTCCACGCCAATGATTCTAGGATCATCTTCGTGCTCAGGAATATCGTTGTCAACACATTGCTGAGCCCAGTGCAGCGGGATGAGGGAGAGCTCATCGTTGAGCGGAGGTTCACCCATGACACGTATTCTGAATGTGTTGGAATCTTCGCCATACTTTGTCCTGAAGTAGTCTACCATTTCCTGCGAAACGTTAGAGCTTTTACGAGAGTCCCAGTGAATACGGTTCCAAAGTCCTTTTTGTGTAGGGTCATAGTGGGTGTCGTAGAAGTATCCAGTATTGCGAGTCATATTCCCGATAAGAAGGACTCGGTTGTTTTCCTGAGTCATGGCACCTTCCAGTGGGATGTACACTGGATCAGGAATACCGGAGGCTTCGTCACAAACGAATAGCATATTTTCAGCATGAAGACCGGCGAGAGTTTCAGCTTGATCTTCCGCGGAGGCCTTGACGGATGCTGTTACTGCCCTTGCCCACCACTCTTTCGGAGCGTCTTTGTGGAAAATTTTATCACTTTGAATTACAAATTCGTCAGCAAGAACAGATTGCCGAGTCCACTTTGAAAGTTCCGCCCACAGAATGTCGTTCAACTGCCGAGCGGTTGGGGCAGTACACATTATCTTAGGGTATGAAAAACACGAAAGGAACCAAAGAATAATCCAAGACGCAAAAGCATCCTTCCCAGTACCATGACCTGAGCGAATTGTATGTCGTTTTGACTTACAAAAATTAGCAAGAGCGTCGGCCTGCTGTGAACTAGGTGTAACCTGGATACACTCGGTTACAAATAGCAGCGGACTTTCGCGCCAAGCCAGAAGTTTATTTCGTACAAAATCATTCATAAGAAAGGTCACCTTTTGACTTTTCTTGATTATCCCGCTGCCGAAGTTTTCTACGGAGATACCGAGTTTTGTTGTTCTGTATACGCTCGAAGATTATTACTGTAAAGCCTATGTCTCTAAGTGCTTTTGAAAGTTCTACTTGGTCATGCAGCGGTAGGTGCTGACACGCTGCACTCACATGCGCCACATCCCCGCACCGCTGGACCGTAGCCACACCCTCGTATGGTGCGCCGTAGCCCGTGTGGATTGGGCCTGTGCGGACGGTCCATGCGATAGGGGTGAGGGTCAGCATCAGTATTTACCTATCTCCTTCGCACTCGCCAACTTGCGCCACTCCTGCACCTGCTTGAGCTTGCCGGGGCAGTCGGGGGAGAGGGTGAGG